TATACCGTCAAATGTGGTACCGCATCAAGCAATTCTGGCCCGCTGAGAAGTGGCTCCGCGTGCGAGACGAGGCAGAGGACAATGGCTTCCGCTTTGTCGGCCTAAATCGCCGCATCACTAAAGCCGAGCGCATGCAGGAGATGATGAAGAGCGGCACCAGCCCGCAAGACGCCATGATGCGCCTTGTCGGTCCCGCAGCTCCTGCTATCATGCAGTCAGCCATGCAAATGCACGCCCAAATGATGCAACAGGCTGGCCCGCAGGCAATGCAGGCGCCGCCAGAGCAGCACCAAGCGATGCTGATGCAAATGCTTATGCGGCACCCTGCGTTGCAGGCCCCGATCGTTGCGGCCGACATTGCGCGATTGGACGTTGATATCATCCTCGACGAGAACCCCGATGTCTCGATCTTGCAGCAAGAGGAATTCGAGAACCTAACGTCAATCATGCCGACCATGGTCAACGCTAATCCTCAGCTCGCCCCGATGTTTATGGAATTAGTGATCGAGGCCTCACAACTCAAGGCCAAAAAGAAGCTCCTTGAGATGCTCCGCAAGCCCAAGGGGCCAGATCCGCAAGCAATGCAGGCGCAGCAAATGGCCATGCAAATGCAAGCGGCCCAGGCACAGGCCGGCATTGCTGTGGCGCAGTCACAGGCGCAGCTCAATCAAGCCAAGGCGATGAAAGAGATGGCCGGGGCAAAGACCACCGTGCCGCTCGCCGAAGCAGAGATCCAATCCAAGCAAGCCAACGCGATGCATAACGCCGCCAACGCAGGCGCAAAGACAGGGGTTTGATATGCCTTCAATGTTTGACATCTACATGGCCAACAAACTTAGGCAGCAGGGTACGACAGACAGGGCCCAGCAAATGGAAGCGCAGCCAGAGGCGCCGCCACCGTTGGGGCGCGTGGATCCTCCTCCTGGCATGGCCATGGCGCCCCCGACGCAGCAGCTTAATCCGCAAGCTCCTCCTCAATCTATTTGGGACAAGCTACGCGAGCGCGTGATCTCCGAGCGCAACCTGAACTTCGGCGATCCCAATGCGCCGTGGGTTGCTGATGAAGGCCGATCACGCAGCGTAGGCGTTGACCCGTACACTCCTCCACCGGGGACCAACGCAGCCCCAGCGGCCGTCCAAGGAAACGCCATGATTGACCGAGCTGCTACTGGCGATCAGGCGTGGGTTGACTGGCTCAAAAATAGCGGGTGGGCCAAGTAGGTGGCTGGTCTAAAGGATCTGATGGGCTCTAGCACCCGCGAGGCCCTAGGGCGCCGCTTGGCCTCTGACCCCAAAGCGCTGGCTAATCCTGTCAACCGATATCTTCTAGGATTGCCAGTCGAACCGGAGCCAACTGCAGCGCAAGAGGGCATCGAGAGAGCCAAGGCCCCTAGCGCCGATCCTGTGTGGGAGAAGCTCCTCGCCAGAGTGCGAACCGTGAGAGACACGGGCCTCGGCACTCCCGGCCCTGGCACCATCCCAGGAGCTGCCCTCAGGCCAGAGGTGCAAGCCATGTTTGCCGATATGGGCGGGGCGTCAGCTGTTGACGTGACCAACCTTGGCCCCGATGAGGAGAAGGCCCTGCGTATGATCATCGACCCGACCTGGAAACCACGCAGCTAGGCCACCTTCCACCCGTCCACAGCCCGCGGCTTGAATGCGTCGCGCCACTTGTCCGCGGGTAACTTGCTTGATGGCCTAACGCGGCTTGCCCCGTCTGCACTATCGATGGCCATGCACATCAATGACATAACGTCAAATGCATCGTCATGCTTTGAGCCTGGAAAGCTAACGCACTGGTCAATGACGCGACCAGCCCATTCGGCGTTGCTCTGGAACAAGATCTTACCCATCGACGCTCGGGCCTGGAACGCTCGCGCCTTGATGGCTTTGGCCCTCTTGGATCGGTCCGCAAACCCGTCCTTGCCTGGACTAGAATCAGCCCGCGGTGCGTTTATCCATTCGATCGTTGTGTAGATCTTCCGCTCACGCATGCGCCTGGTTAGGAACGGCTCGATTGACCGACGAATAACGCCACCTTCTCCGAACGCTATTCGCGGCTTCCACGTGGCGAACTTGTCCAGCAAGGCCTCGATCCACACATCGGATTGCGTGCGCCCGGACCACCAGTCTAGGACATAAATATTGTCGTCCGCGTCAATGCCAAAAACGCCATGCTCTGTGTAGTCGGGATCGGCGTCTGGTGACGTGGGCTCCGTGACCGCATAATCGCTTGCAGTGTAAATGGCGAGCGGGGGCAACGGATCCTGCCACCTCTTGGCAAAATACTCTTGCTTGATGTACCGCCCCGCGCTTGGCCTGATGTCCCAATTTCCACCCAGTAGCCGCTCGCGCTCTACCTCGGGCAACGCCATAAGCCTGGACCGATATCCGGGGTCTGCTACCGTCAAGGCGGGGTTATCGTCCAAAGAGGCCGCGATAAAGGTCAATGAAAGTGGCTCGCCTAGCTCTGGATTGGCCTCTAGCAGCTCTTTTCGCGTGTTACCCCACAACAGGGTATTTCCCTGCCTCTGAAACCAGCGCAGAACGCCACTTCGCTCTTTTATTGGAAAGCCGTCGCTCCCGATCCACCAGTCTATTAGGTCGCGGACAAAAGAGTCTGGATCGGGGTTTGTGGTGGCGCGTAGGTATGGGCGCACGCCACACGTAGAGCGTAAGCGGCTCACCAGATACCAAAACTGCGCGGGCTCAAAGTGGGTCAGCTCGTCGAAGCCCACGAAAGCGTATTGTTTGCCTTGATGGTCGTAAACGTCGCTTGCGTGTTGTAAGTGCAAAAACTGCAGCTTCGCCCCACTCGGGAAGGTGGCCTCGAGGCTTGGCGACTGCACCATCTTGGCGCCAAGCGGGCGGTAGAGAGACTGCGCCTGCTCCCAAAGAGACCCGGCGCCAGTTAGCTGCGGCGATGTTCTTCTGAATATAACGCCGCCGAAGCCGGGACGCGCGTAATGGCGAAGCGGCTCGAGCAAGAGCGCGTATGACTTCCCGCCCCCGGCGCTGCCCCCGTACACGCAAATATCTGCGGGAGACGATAGGGCATGCTCTTGTGGGCCTTTTTGTGGCCTAATCTCTCGCACGTTGTGGCTCTGGCAACTCACAAACCACATCGGCCGTCATGTCAGGACGGCGCTTGCGGTTCTCGGCCTTCGACGCCTCACGCAGCTTGAAGGTCTGATCCCAACGATCGGAGAACTCCCCGCGGTGGATTGACAACGGCCTAGGGGCCGACCCTTTACCGTTACTCATCTTCGACCGTCTCAATTCGGATCGGGATCGTGGGGACCTCGCGGCCGTTGTCGGGGAGGTAGACGCGCACGAGCGACTCGACTTGGATCGGGCCTTCGTTGGGCCCTGTGATAGACTGCGCTGGTCGGCCGTATCCGCGGTCAAGAAGCTCTTTTGCCGCAGCGGTTGCCGTGCGCCCGTCGGGATCCTCAAGCAGCTCGGCCAAGCGACTAATGGCTCTCGGCCCGTGCTCTCGGGCGAGCTCCTTGACGGCCGCGGCTTCCTTCGGCCGTCCGCCTGGGTTGCCGCTCTGTCCCTTCTTGAACGTTCCCGGCTTACTCACCTGATTTTTCCTGTACTCAGGCCCCTACCACAAACACTTCGCACTCCGCGGCGCTTGTCGCCTCAGTGAGCACGAGATCGGTGGCTACGGCTACGTCGGTCAGCACAATAGCGCCGCCCGGTGGAATGTTTTGCGCGATGTCACTGGCCCCGGTGGCAGCACTGCGCCAGGTGGCCTTAGTGGTCAGCGTCGTCGATTTGTTCTTGACCACGAGGAAGAGCACGGACGATAGGCCACCAAGTTCAACGGTCTTGCCACCCGCTGCCGCAACAACGAATTGCGGGCCTGCAACCTTGACGGCCGTGGTAGGCGTGTAGGTGTACTCGCGGGTCACGGCGTCAGAGTAGTCGCTCGATTCAGCAAATTGGGCTGTGACTTTGACCCTGCAATAATCAGCCATCGTAGTCACTCCCAATCGGAGAACCGCCTGGAGGCACAACAACACGGACATTTAGCACAATCGTCCGCCCGCTGGCAAGTGTTACCGTGATTTTCGCAGATCCAGCCGACCCGGTAAGAGTTGCGCTTGCAGTGGTCTCGTCATAAGACTCGCCGCTTACTACCGGCCCACTTGCAGACCAAGCCACGCTTGCAACCGTATCGGTCCCAGCAATCTCGTTGCTGATGTCAATGCTGACACGCTCAGACGCGCCATTCTGGATCACGATGGTCGGGACGCCGTCGATATCCTTGTGCCACTTGGCACCAGGTCTCTCTGGCCTAAAACGAAGCATTGCAACCATGCTGCCCCTCTAAGTCAGCGGCGCGCGGGAGAGGAGGCCCGACGCGCCATACCATGGGGATGGGTGCTGACTTGGCGACCATAGACAAATAACAACTAAACGTCAAGCCTCAATATCCCATCCACCGCTTCGCGCGCACCGTGCGCCAGGAGCGTTTTCCAGCCCGGACGGGCCTCTAGGTATGCCCCCCACTCTTTTTGCGCCTCTGAGGCCCTCCCAGAGCGTCTGGCCTTCATCTCTAATGCTAGCGTTAGCCCATTATGCAGAAACACAATCAAGTCAGGAGCGCCCGCAGACACCCCTTCAGCCTTCAGTGCGCCCGCAGTCCTGGCGTCTCTCCTCCCGCCATTGGGGACAGCAAAGTACCTGCGCCCAGTTGCCCGCAGCCAAGAGACTAGCGCGACCTGTTCTTGGTGTTCGGTGGGGTCATTTAACACAACAACATTCTACCACCAAAACAACCAACAAAACAACCAACAAAACAAAACCGCAGTTTCGTAGGCAAAACTGCGTAAAAACTGCGCCCCAAGATACGTAGTAAGTACTCAAGATATATATAGAATTCTAATTCTATCTTAGGAACTGCGGGAACTGCGGCCTCTCTCTCTCCATTATTTTGTGTCTTGGCACACCCTCAACTTCAAGAATCTATCTATCTTAGGGGGCCGCAGTTTCCGCAGTTTTCGCAGTTTCTTTGTAGTGGCTTGATTTTGTTGAGAAAAAAACCGCAGTTTTTGACGCAGTTTTTTTCAAAACTGCGGTTTTTAGTTTTGAATTACCTGGTTTACACGGAATACCGGTTTTTCTTTTGGCCCTGTGGATACAACCCGTCCAGATTCCAGAAGATCCGCCAAGGCGTCGTTTCGGTCCTTGCGGCAATGCTTCCTTGCAGACCAGTGACTCGAGAGCTTGGCCCTTGTGCACCCCGTTGACCCGTAGGAGGCTACTGCAGACAGAACATCATTGAGTACCGCTTGGCTGTGGCTGTCGGCTATCTTATCGCCCACCTGCTCAATAAACCGATCTGTAAGCCGTACGGCCAGGTCAGCCCCCCATTGCGCATCTTCTTTGGTTATCTCTGGAGCCAAGATCTTGATCCCGCAGGCACGGCAAAGGGCCAGCTTGATGGCTGTGGCGTGCACGCGGGTATATGGGCCATGCTCTTGGCCCATGTCCCTTAGGGCCTTTCGCTTGTCCCTGAGACGCAGCTCGAGGCCGTCAAAGACAGAGCGGGCCCCCTCGGTGACTGACACCACAACCGGATCTGGCGACAGTTGGGTAAGGCTTGCGGGCTTGGCCCAATGACCGAAACCAGAGATCAGGCCCTCTGGTGGGGGCGCCTGATCTGTCTCTCGGTAAAAAGGATCGGGGTCGTCAGACTCAAAAACAAGAAACCTGGACAGGAAGCCGTCACGCAGATCGCTAGACGAAAGGCCCCCGAACAGGTTGCTGGGGACAGTGGTAGCGTAAAGCGAGAGTGAAGGCTGCACTACGGTCAAAACCTCGTCCTCTTTCGTCATGGCTCGCAGCGTTTTGTGATAAACAGACGCAGACGAGCTGTAGACTTTCAGCAGGACCGATTTGATTTGTTGGATATAGGTGGGGGCGTTGCCTCCTCTCATTTGCGTGAGAAGCGCCCCCATTTCGTCGATTAGGTACAGGCAAGAAGGGGCGCGCGTTATAGCCTCCTCAATTGCAGGCCCAGAAGCGAAAGACTCGCCGATCATTTTTCCAGCGCCTATTTGCTCAAACAAGAGCTTGATGCACTGGCGAGCGGCGTCCTTGCCGCACCCGGTCTCACCAACCCCTAACACAAAAAGGTTTGAGCGTAGTCCGCTGCGGGTTTGTACCTTGCGCCCCAAAACGGCAGACATTGCGGCAATCGAGGCGCCTAGGGCCAGGATCGGCTGCGGCTTAGGCGATCGCAAATTGATCCACTCTGCGAGCTCGCCAATGAGGCCAGGAACCCTAAGCAATGAATCTAGTGGCGCAGGCTCATAACGCGATTGTCGTCCGAAGTTGGCCAAGAACAGCGACAGGTCAACCTCGCCATGCGCGGGAGTATCGGGAACCTCGAGACCATAACCCTGTAGGCGCAACTCCGAAGCCGCGGCCGAAAAGTCCCCACCGTGATTGAGAAGCGCATATACGCTGAATTTTGAATAGCCGCGATTGGCCTCGAATTCGGTAGACGTAGAGAAGCAAAAAAACAGGTCAGATCCTGCGTGATTGGTAGTGGCTGATATGCCGTCCTCTTTGCCGGGGCGGCGCCATGACACAACCCCAAGCCTTGAGGACACCTTGCGCCAACCGGCAGGGCAAAGGACGTCCTCCCACGATGCCTGTTGATTAAATTCGTCCCCTGGCCTGCCGCCAAGGGCTGCGCCGTATTCTGCGACGTGATCTTGTGGCTTGACAGATTCGTCCATGATGCGGGCCACATCCCACAGGCTACGGCGCTCGCTGGGCGATATGGTGGCGATCTTGTCTGGCCCCCCAGACTGCAAGACGTATTCGCCTTTGCGATTAACGCCACCGTGACTAGGGGCGACCACAATAAAGCCGCCCTCTCCTCTAGTCTCGATTAGGGCCTTGCCGGTTGTGGCGCTTGTGGCTAGCTTGGTATTGCCCTCAATCTCTGCGCACCTGTAGGCCAAATGCGCGCCGTTTGGCGTGTGCTCAAAGTAGCCAGCGGCCACGCGATCTAGCAGCGCACCAATCCCGGACTCGGAGCAAAGTCGCTGGTACTCTGCGAGAGCGGATCGGTCGTCAAAATCGATCACCTCGAGGCCCCCAGAGACGGCCCCGGTCACCCACCCGACCCCCGTGCGGCCGTCTTTGTACCAGGATCGGATCTCGTTCTCTATTGCGCGCCTGTGCTGGTACTCTTTCCAGCTGCGCACGTCTGGGCATTTTGTACCGTCCCCTTTTGGCGGGACAACAGACAACCCTGATCCATACGCCAATAGAGCCGCAGCAAACACATCTTCATGTGTGGCCATCACGCAACCTCGTCTGCGCTTATATCTGCCACAGGTACACGCAAGGCCTTTGCCAGCCCCTTGCGCACATCTTTTGGCATTGGAATCACTCCCCGGATCATCCTTGACAGGATTGACTCATCAACCCCCACAAGGTTCGCCAGGTGGCGTTGCTTCAATCCCGACTTATCGACAACGATCTTTAGTTTCGTGATCATTTTTCGCCCCTCCTTAGAGCGTGCTTCTCTTGTACTCCGAAAAAGTACGTTGTCAATTAAAAATTGTTGACACAACTCCAAGGCCACAGTACAACGGCCAAAGTCAGTCAACAAACCAAGGAGCAAGAGATGCAACACAAGTCACTAGCAGATCTCGCCAAGGCCTACGCCGAAGCAAAACAAAAAGAGGACGCAGCAACGGAAGCACGAGTTGCGATCGGAGAGCAGATCGCGATCATGGTGCACGCCCCCGATGAAGGCCAGACAACGCTCGAGGCAGATGGCTACTCCGTAACCGTTCGTTCGGTCGTCAATCGTCGCGTTGATTGGACGGCGTTTGATGCCGTGATCAAGTCCTCCAAGATCGAAACGCCACCCGTAAAAACAAAAAAGGAGCTTGACGTACCGGGCCTTAAATGGTTCCGCGACAACTCTCCAGAGCAGTATGCAGCGCTGGCGAAAACCATAACCGCGACCCCTGGACGGTCGCAGATCAAGGTAGAGGTGAAGAAATGAATCTTACAGACATCAAGGCCACGCGGTCGGGAATTCCTCCCAGAACGCTAATCTATGGCCCTCACAAGATTGGCAAGAGCACGTTTGCTAGCCAGGCTCCCGCGCCAATTTTCATTCAAACAGAGGACGGACTTGATTCCATCGACTCAAGTGCCTTTCCGCTGTGCAAGACGTGGGCAGACGTGATGGCCTGCATATCGGCGCTGTATGAGGGCGATCACGGGTTTCAAACCGTTGTCCTTGATTCCGCCGACTGGGCAGAGAAGCTAGCGCAAGAGCAGGTCTGTTCGGACCATGACGTTAAGTCAATCGAGAAGATCGGCTATGGCAAGGGCTACTCGTTTGCGGCCGATATCTTCCGCGAGTGTCTAGATGGTCTAGGAGCCCTGAGGACTCAGCGCAATATGGGCGTTGTATTGCTGGCTCACTCAGAGATCAGACGATTTGATGACCCAATGTCTGATGCCTACGACCGATACCAGGTCAAGTTGTCCAAGCTGGTCGGAAAGATGATCCAAGAATGGGCAGACGTTATCGGGTTCGCACAGCTAGATACAATCGTAAAGTCAGAAAAGACCAAGATGGACGCCACCCGCCACAGGGCCGTTAGCACTGGTGACAGAGTTTTGCGCCTAACCGGTGGACCGGCGTTTGACGCAGGTAACCGTTATGGATTGCCAGATAGCATTCCGCTGATCTGGTCTAATTACCAGGCCGCGCTTGATGCGGCCAGAACAGTGAAGGAGTGATTGAGCCATGGATCTACAAGGATTTGACGCAAACACGGTAGCACCATCAACAGACTACGAGCCGCTCCCCGCGGGAGAGTATCTGGCGATGATTGTCGGGTCGGAAGAAAAGGAAACGAAGTCGGGTGATGGTAGCTACCTGCAGCTATCGATCGAAGTCCAAGACGGAGAGCACAAGGGCCGCCTGCTTTGGGATCGGCTGAACCTCAACAACAAAAATGAGACAGCAGTCAAGATTGCCCGCGCGACATTGTCCGCGATCTGTCACGCGACCGGGGTCATGATGCCCAAGATGTCGGAATCGCTTCACGACAAGCCGATGCTCGTGAAGGTTGTCGTTGAAGAGAGATCCGACAAGCCCGGATCTTTCAAGAATGAGATCAAGGGGTACAAGCCCAAGTCACAACAACAACAACAACAAACAACAGACGGAGCCAAGAAGGCCCCACCCTGGAAGAAGTAAAGGAGAGACCCATGCCAGAGCTACGCAACGCAATCGTTGACGCGATCTATGCGACACAAAAACAAGATGCGCCTAGGGCGTACCTTGGAGGCTCACAGATCGGAGAAGAGTGCCGGCGTAGACTCTGGTATGGGTTTCGATTTGTAGCAGAACAGAAGCACGAGGGCAGAATATTGCGCCTGTTTGGCACAGGGCACAGAGAAGAGGCACGCATAATTGAGGAGCTTCGTGCGGCCGGCTTCAGGGTCTACGACAGAGACGACAAGGGAGAGCAGTTTCGCTATAGCACCCACGATGGCCATTTTTCAGGCGGTATCGACGGCGTAATCGAGGGCCTCCACGAGTCGAAAGAGCCACACCTTCTCGAAATCAAGACCCACAACAAAAAGTCATTCGATGCCATGGAGAAAAACGGCATCAAGCCAGAGCATCTTGCGCAGCTACAGGTCTACATGGGTATGGCCGAGCTAGAGCGCGCACTATATGTGGCGGTATGCAAGGACGACGATCGCATCGTTGCCGAGCGAGTCAAATTCGAGCCTAAGACATTCAGGGCCCTAATGCTTAAGGCCAACGGCATCATAAAAGAAAAGACGCCACCGGAAAAACTCAGCAACGATCCGTCATTCTACAAATGCAAGTTTTGCCCGTTCTTTGATAACTGTCACGGGGAGAAGGTCGCAGACGTTAGTTGCCGGACATGCACAAACGCGAGCCCAATAGAGGGCGGAAGGTGGGAGTGCGACGCCGGCAAGGCCCACAAAGAGATAGGATCGCATGGGTTCTCGTGCGACGATCATGTTTTTGTGAGCGGCCTAATACCATACGCAGAGCAAACGAGCGCAGATAGCACCCACGCTTGCTACAAGATGCGAGCGGATAATCGAGTGTTTGCAAATGTTGCCGCAACTGGATTCCCGGGGATAGATGCGGACCACTTCTCAAGCAAAGAGCTTAGGGCTATAGACCCCAAGGCAATCGGCAACTCGGCTGTCAACAGCGCACGCAAAATTCTAGGCGGTAGAGTTGTCGGATGATCCTTAGGGACTACCAGAGAGAGGCCGTTGACTCGTTGTTCCAATACTTCGAGACCAAGAGCGGAAACCCCGTGCTTTCTCTGCCCACTGGTTCCGGCAAAAGCATCATTCAGGCGGCTTTCGTTTCCGAGACCCTGACGAGATGGCCCGACGAAAGATTCCTATTGCTCTCTCACGTCAAGGAACTTCTGGCCCAAAACGCAGCAAAGCTAGAGGCCATGGGGGTGAAGGCGAGCATATACAGCGCCGGGCTTGGTTCGCGTGAGATCGGAAGCGTTACAGTCGCAGGGATCCAGTCAGTCTACAAAAAGGGCACCGATCTTGGATCTGTGTCGATTGTCATGATCGACGAATGCCACCTTCTGTCAAAAAACTCCGAGAGCATGTATCGCAAGCTCCTTTCTCACCTTCACGCGTCCAATCCACACCTAAAGGTTGTGGGAATGAGCGCAACACCTTTTCGCATGGATTCTGGCGCTCTGCACAAGGGAAAGGGGGCGATATTTACAGACATCGCCTACCACATATCGATCAAGGAACTCATTGAAAAGGGCCACCTGTGCAAAATATCGTCTGCCCCCGTCAATAGATCTGGACAAATTAGCACCAACGGAGTCGGAAAGCGCGGTGGCGAGTTTATCGCTGGCGAGCTCGAGAGAGCCGCGAACAAGAGCGACATAACAAAGGCGGCTCTTGACGAAGTTGACAGGATC